CTCCCAGCCGACCCACCGCCCTGCCCACCGAACATCCCGCGAGCCGCACCCTTCAAGGCCGCACCGACGCCAATCAAGGCAAGCGAGGCGGCAAGGCCAGCGGCAGGGTTGAGGGTTGCAAGCGCGGCCTGAATCTTCGCCATGAACTGTGCGAACGCGGCAGTGCTGGTGCCGAACTTGATCATCGCGTCTCCGATGCCAGCCAAGAGCATCGAGGTCAACGCCTTGAACCCTTGTCCGATATTGCCAGACGCCACCGCTTGCTCAATGCCACCGACGATGCCACCGACCAGCGCATTACCGATGGTCTCTTGGAACGTGGTCTGCAACTGAACGGCAAGCGCATCGGCTTCGCTAATCGCAATCGCGCCAAACTGCGGAATCATCCCACGAATCAACTCGGCGCGGCGATCACGACCCGGCCCAAACTGCTCTCGCGTAAATGCTGTCGTGCCAGTCCGTTCGCCAAGCTCTGCGGCAGTCGGCGCACGACGCGCTCCCATTCCACCACCAGCGGCACCGCCTTCTCCACCACCTAGCGCGTTGTTGAATTGCTCGGCGGCATTCGTACCAGCCAACACTTCGCCACGCCATGACTTCAGCGTGACTTGAAATGCCGCCATCATTTGATCCGCGGCGGCGGCTTTTGTGTTGAGCGTGTCAAGAAAGCTGACAATCGGACCAGACAGGCCGGGTATCAATGACAACGGCGTCAATATCATATTGACGATGACCGTGCCAATACCCATCACGATTCGGATGATGGCGGTGCCAATGACCGTAAAGGTGGTTCCTAACGCTACCACCAACTTGATGATACCAGAAATCACGCCGGTGATAAGCGGCTGGGCTTTGATTAGCACATTCGTGAAGCCGTTGATGGCTTGTACCATCGTGGCTCCGGTCTCGTTGCTTGCCTCAAACAAGTTCCCAAACTGCTCGCCCAATGCCGCCAATGCACCGCCGAGCGTGTTGCGATATGCCTCGGCCTGTCCCTCAACGGCAACGCGGGTTTGTGCAAGGATAACGCGCTGTGCGCCGAGCAAATCGTTTGTCGCTACCAGCCGCTTGATAAGCTCTTCTTGATCGTCAGTAAAGGTGACGCCAGCCGCTCGCAAAGCACGTAGACCACGCTCGGGATCGTTGAGTGCCTTGCCAAGCAACTGCGCGGCTCCACGCAAATCACCTTCCATTGCCTGACCTAAATCCAACGTCACTTGCACCGTCTCCGCAAAGACATCACGGATATTCGTGAAGCGGAGCAAGAGCGCCTGTGCCGATCCGATGGCCTCATCGCCAAAGGCCGACACGCGCATCAACGCTTCCGCTTGAGCATTGAGCGATTGGATGGTCTGTCCGCTCACGCCATTGGTTGAGCGGAGAACCGTTTGCAATTGTGTCTGAACGCGCTGGGATTCTGCGGTTTCTGTGACCAGTTTCTTGAAGGCACCAGTCACCGCACCAACCGTCAAGACAGTCTTGGCAAGCTCGGCTCCGAGGCGCTTGATGCTGGCTTCAACCGTTGCCGCGCCTTCCTCTTTGATTTTCAGACCAAGCCCAAAGACTTCCATCGCTTACGCCTCCGGTATGGGCTTGGCCTTTGCCGCCTCTGCCGCTATTCGTGTCAGTCGTGCCTTCGTCGATTCCATCATCTTCGAGAACTGCCCCGCCGCCTTCAAGTACCGCATCTCCATCTTCTGCAAGTCCTGTGGCTGATGGAACGCAATCGCCACCTGACCCGCCATATCCGTCCGTTCGCCCATCCGCTCCACGACCGCCTCACGATGCATCTGCCGCAACTCGGCCCATGTCCACAAAGTCACCGCAAACGCTTCCCCCGCTACCACGCGGACGGGTTGCCCCGTTGCCCGCGATACTTCCACAATCACCCGCCGAACAAACTGCTCCGCATCCATCGTGACGGCGACGGCAGAACTGCCCGTCGCCTCGGTCAGTTTTTTTCCGACCGCTCCGCTAACATCGCCTCAACCTCGGTCACTTGATTCCGGCTCAACTGCACGAGCGCCGCAATCTGATCCACCGTCAAGGCATTGATTTCCTTCTCCTTCAGGTCAGGACACGACCCGCGCACCACATCCAGCAACGCGGCGAGCATCCCTTCCCCTGCATCACCGGAGGCGGCAACCGCCGCAACCTTATGCGCGGCGGCTCCCGTCAGCGGCTTGACCACAATCTCACGCCCGAAGATGGTGACACGCGGTAGGCGTGAAGGGTTAACCAGATCGTCCAGATTGATAGTCGGCATTTATCCGTTAGACAGAGGTGAGGTATTCGATGCGGAACGGCGCGGACCCGATGTTGCTGAAGCCCGACACGGTGGGGTCCAGTCGCGCCTCAATCTCAATCGCAATCGCGACCTCGGCCCCGTCCTGTCCGGTGATGTCGTACTTGGTGCAAAGCCCCGACGGGAAGCGCACTTGCACGTACTGTGCGCCAGTTGACGCCCCACGCTTCCAGATGCATCGGACTTCGGAGAGATAGTCGCCCGTAGCGAGCAACGATCCTGCGGCCCGAGGCGCGTAGGAGGTCGAACCCGTCCACGCACCCGTCGTCGCGGTCGCGGCGGCTGGCTCAATCTGCGCCACGTTGGTGGTCGAAAGCTGAATCACGGTGCCAGAAATCTTCGGCATCCGCATCGTCACGCGGTCCAAGAGCTTGACAGGCGACCGCTTGCCGTCAAAGTCGGCATTGCGGTACGTCACGCCTGGGTCAAACTTGAGACCTCCCTGAAACGCGCCAAACACGGTCGTGTTGATATACAACACACCCGAGTCAAGCAAAATGTCATTGGGAAGGTCAGCGGTGTAGCCAGTCAGCGGTGCGGTCATAGGTCTATCCTACGGTGAGAGGGGTTGCGGGAAATCTAATTGGCCCGAGCCGTCAAGACACGGGGCCAGAGGTAGAACTCATAGGTGGCAATGATGCCCACCACGGACGCATCGGCGGGATCGCTGAACATCGGGACGGTCTGCCGGTTGCGGGACCGCCCCACCATGATGCCCGACCGCGCATCGGTATAGGCCGTCAAGCATTGATCCACAATGTCCATAGCCGATTCAATCAACGGCAACTGGCTCTCTGGCTTACCAATCGCTTGCACTTCGAGCAAGACCGTCTCGCGGTAGCCGTTGTACGCCGTCAAGCTAGTGCGGTTCAGCAACATCGTGATATACGGGAACTGCACCGGCGTCGGCATGGACCGGACGTAGATGCGGTCATTGACAAACTGCGCGAGGCGCTGGTTGTCCGTGCTGACATAATCCAGCAAGGCCTTGCGAATGGTGCTGTAAATCTGGACGGTCGAGGCCGTTGAGGGCGTCTGGATGGCCCCAGCGGTGGCGAAACGTGGCTTGCTCACGGGGCCTCCATATAGCGTTTGACCGTCCGCGCCCACGCATCGGACATCGCTTGTGCGGCTTCGTTCGCGGCAGGGACGGCAATCTCGACGCGCTCAAACTTGCGCGTGAATACGTTGTAATGCCCAAGCTCCCAATAAAGCGCCACCTTCCCGCGATCCACGGGCTTATCAAACAAACTCTTTGGGTCGCCCTTTTTCTTACCCGGCGTCACCATAGCCGTCGGCACCCCAACGATGGCGAAGTATCCCTCCGGCCCTTTCTCGGTATCCGAGCGCCGAAGGGACTGACGGATCTGCAAGGTTGAGCGGAAGTTCTCGGAGGTGTAATACTTGTTATACGCCCGCTTGAGCGCATTGAGCAACGTCTGGGCTGACGCCGTAACGCCCGCCTTTGCCGCTCGGTTGTACCGTGCTTCGGCTTCCTTGCTCCTGTCGTAGAGCATCTGCACGGCAATCCCAATCATCGGTCAGAGCGCCGAGGTTGCGGCGACCGTCACGGTCGCGCTGGTCACCGACACTTGCACACCCGCCGAAATCGCCGTGGTGCTGACGATGATGTTGGCGTCCGATGTGCCGACGTTGAGATCGCAAATAGCGGTGATGCCGTCTGACTTGAGGCACCGCGCCCACGCCGCCGTTCCCGTCGCGTTCGCAGACGTGTCAGGCGAGATGGTGTCAAACGTGATGACGCCGTTCGTCACGCTCGCGGCTGCAGGGTTGGCAAACCGAAGCTCTGCCAAAAGCGTTTGCGTGGTCACCGCCGTTGCGGGGGTCGCGGGACGAGAGGCGGTGTAAATACGGAGGTAGCCGTTGTTGAACTCCCCGTCAATCGCGTCCGCCATCAGGTTCCGCACCGCATTCGTCCAGCCCGTTGACTTTGCCATCTTATGCTCCCGGTTGCGCGTAGCGCGGTTGCGTCACGACCAGCGGGGTCACGACTTTGATCTCGTTGCTCGGTCCACCCGTCACAATCTGGTAGATGGTCGAGCCGTTATAGTTGGTGCCGAGGATGGCGGTATTGGCGGCAGGGACGATGACGTAATACACGCCCGAGGTATTGACCTCCGACATCCCAAGCCCCGTCAATCCGGCAATGCTTGTGGTGCCAAGCGCGTCGGCATAGAACCCGACCGCCATCGTGGTCAAGCCAGACCACGCCTGAAACGTGTTGGTGGACGAGGACCAGAACGTCACCACGCTCCGCACCAGATAGGCGTTGTTCGGGTGAATCGTCTTACTGACGGTCGTGGTGTTGGTCACGCTCATGGGTAGCCCTCGGACTCGTCCCGTATCAGCGCATACGGGCCAGAATAATCATACGCAATTCCCCGCACCGACACCACTTGATAGCTCATCTGCCAGCCACTTCCATAGGCCTCACCCGAGACCGTCATCGTGCCAGCAATCAACTGCGCCACCGCCATCTCGCCATACGCCTCGGCGCTTGCCGCAATGGTCGAGGTGATGAGGTCGGGCGCAATCTCCAGACGGAGGAAGTCGCCGTCCTCCAGCAAGATGTCAAAGCCGCTCTCCAGCAGAATGCGATCAAAGCTGTCCATGTGTCGCCTCCGCGTGGAGCTTCCGCAACGCCTCTCGCGCCGTCACACCTGTCACGCACCGCGTTATATCTTCGTTCGTCCAACGGAGCATGACCGCCGCATCGCCCACCGGACCAGCCTCTAGCGTCCCACCAAACCGCGCCAAGAACGCCTCAATGCGCGACTCGTCCGTAGGCCAGAGTCCTGACCGCCGAACATCCTGACCGCAGATGAGGCGAGCGTCCATTACTTGATGAACCCGACGAGCGACATCGTAAAGACTGACGCCGTGATAGAGGTGGTGTCGGTATCGTTCTTGACCACGACAGACAACTCATCGTTGCCCGTCATCGGCAACAGACCCGAGAGAAAAACGCCCTGCGGATTGCCGCCCAAGTTGCCGTAGTAATGGCTATAGGACAATCCAGCAACCGCCGTGCCATTCTTGGCGAATGTGAAGGTGAACTTCTTGTTGTTGCTGGCTGGCAAGATTTCAAGCGTGGCATTGACCAGCGCAACTTGCGCCACGTTCTTGAGGAGCTTCAGCACCCCAGAACTCGGCATCGACACGCACGACGAGCAAACATCCGTGTCCAGTTCGGTCGTGCCTTTGAGGATCGTGTAGGTGCCAGACGAGGCGAAGGTCGTGGCGACCGAGCCGCCCGAGGCCAACTGCAACTGCCCTCGGCTCGGGTACAGGCTGACCACGGAATCGCGGATGTCCTCGGCGGAGATGTCGCCCGTTGTGTTGTCGGGCAGTTGCGCCAGCAGTTGTGCAAGGGTTTTCGGAGTTTCAGCCATTATGCGAACCCATCGTCAAAGGCAGAGGAGAAGGCGTTCGACGCCACCACCAGATGCTCTCCATCCAGCACCTCGGCGGCGTCATACGTGGTGAACGTATCGTAGGAGGTCGGGTCAATCACTTCCAAGTCAATGCGCTGGCCCTGCAACTGGCGCATCGTAATGACGCCCCGAATGTAAAACAGGGTGTCGTGACCTTCCTCTTTGACCAAGCCGTAGGGGTCCACCGTGACGTATTCCGCCACCGTCGCAGTCAACTGCGAGCGGATATCCACGTGGCTCTGCGGCGATTGCGCCACATTCTGCCGCTGGCTGGTCGCGTCAATCCGCCCCCAGAACGTCCCCGTCTTGACGTAGATAGGCCGAGCGAACCCGTCCCCCCCGTTCTCTTGGCGACGGTAGAACGTCAAGCGCCGATCAAGGAGGCCGGGCGCGATATACATTAGCCCGCCACCGCGAGCTTAAACGACCGGATGACCTTGAGTATCCGAGCCGCCGTATCCCGCGAAACATCCCAGCTAATTGACGTTCCAGCCGCCGACTCGCTTGATGCATTCGGGGTGCGCTTCTGGTACAGGTCCGCCGCCAAGTCGATGATGCATTGCGACAGGATAGGCTCTATTCGGGCGTAATCGCCCCGTAGAGACAGTCCGGTACTGGCGGTAATGGTGTAGGGGCCATACGGGAACGAATAGCCGTCATTGGCGTATATCACGCCAGAGGCCGTATTGACCGTGTATTCAGCGGCGGCAACCGTGGTGCCTTCCGAGTCCACGACCGTGATGCTTGACGCGATGGGGCGTTGGGGGAAGATGAGCGAGGTCGCCACCTGACCCTGAATCACGT